TTCCTGTGGGTCGCACAACCATCCGAGTAGGCGAACATAATATGCGAGTTCATACTGAGGACTTAAACGAATGGGCTAATTCCATTTATGGCTGGAAAGATGTTGCTGAGTTATTATTGATGCCTATTGAAGCGTGTACAACCGAGGTAGAATAAAGACATGGAAAAGAAGATAGGACGATTTTGGTTCGCTTGGGGGCGCAAGAGCGGATTCGGTATCGGCTTTAATGTGAGCAAGTACGGCTTAGATTTTGACTTAGGGTTTTGGTACATAGGGGTGGAGTTCTAGTGGCAACCGCAGTTGTAAAGAAGCAACCCGCTAAACCCAAGGGGCGACCTAAAGGAACAACGGTTCTCCTTGATGATGTTAAGCGCGAGGAGTTAATTAACCTCATTGTGCTTGGTATGCCAGTAAACAAAGCGGTAGCGATGGTAAACATTGCTGAGTCCACTTTCTATAACTGGATGAGCCGAGGAATGGTCGAACGGGATAGGCTGGCAACGATTGTTGATGCTAAACCTAAACCCGAGGAGAAAATATATTTAGATTTTTTGGAGTCTCTCACGCGGGCGAGAGCAGAGGCAATCGCTAAAAAGGTAGCGGTTATCTCAAGTGCGGCAAGTCAAGGAGATTGGAAAGCATCGGCTTGGTGGTTAGAGCGTCAAGTACCTGAAGATTTTGGTCGCATTGATAAGCAAGAGGTTTTGAGCCATTCTGTGTCAGAGGTTAGAGTTACAGTCACCATGGGAGAACTTCAGGAGAAGATAGCCAAAGTTCTCGAGTCCCGTAAAACGAAGAGCGCTTAACTTATGAGCGAGAGACTTCTTGATAAGTTCCTCGAAAGCGATTCAAATAAACAGGCTGAGTTGCTGGCAATGCTTACACCTGATGAGCGTCATGCCTTGTTGGTCATCCTTGATGCTGAGTTAGATAATCCTTGGGCTAGATGGCAAAATGACCCAGTTGGTTTTGTTGAGCAGGGGCTAGGCGAAACTCTATGGAGTAAACAAAAAGAGATTCTTACTTCATTAACATTAAATAAAAGAACAGTAGTTCCCGCTTGTCACGCGCCTGGGAAATCTCACCTCGCCGCGAGAGCGGTTGCTTGGTGGTTATCTACACATCCCGCAGGTACAGCGGTGGCAATTACAACAGCGACTACACATCGACAGGTTCGAAACATTATGTGGCCGCATATTCGAAGAGTTCATGCTAAACACAATCTTCCTGGGGAAGCCGATACAGTTCAATGGAAGATTAACGGCACCGTAGTTGGATATGGATTTAGTCCGAGCGCTCATGATGAAACAGCGGTTCAGGGTATCCACGCACCTAACTTGCTCGTAGTAGTTGATGAGGCTGGAGGTTTATCCGACACAATCGGCGGAGCGCTTGAGTCTCTTATGACAGGCGGTAACACAAAATTACTTGTCCTCGGTAACCCTCCAACAGATACAGAGCAAACATGGTTCGAAAGAATCTGCTCGAGTCCGCTCTATAACATCATTCCAATCAGCGCTTATGACACACCAAACTTTACGGGTGAGGCTACGGGCAGATGTCGCTCATGCCCTGACTACATAGAAGCCCACGAAGTTAAGACGCACCTCGTAGACCAAACTTGGGTCAATGATGTTATCTCTGAGTTCGGCGAAGATTCTCCATTCGTTGAAGCCCGTGTTATGGCGCAGTTCCCTAAGTCAAGTACAGGCAAAGTTATCCCGTTTGCTTGGGCTGAGATGGCAACGGAAAATGATGAGCCGATTGAATCAAAGATAATTAAACTTGGAGTTGATATTGCTTCAGATGGCGGAGATGAATTTGTTATTGCTCGATTAGATGGCGGAGCAGTTAGCATTGTTCATCGCTCATCGGGTAAGCAAAACGCTAACGCGGTTGATGTGGCTGGTGTGGTCATGCGAGAGATTGAAGCCTGTATCAAGATTCATCAAGATAGAGAGATACGAGACAGAGTTAGAGTCAAGGTCGATACCATCGGATTAGGTTGGGGAGTTGTCTCTATGCTTGATAGATGGTGCAAAGAGCGAGCGCTACCCGCAGACATCATCGGAGTCAATGTAGCCGAGAAGCCTAAAGACCAAGCCAAGTTCAAGAATCAAAGAGCCGAGATGTGGTGGAACGCTCGTCAAATGATTCAGCCTAAAGATGGCAAACAGGACATTCGATTAAATGTAGATAGATTCGTGCTGTCACAAATGGCAGGTCCAACATATACATCGGATGCGTCGGGTCGAGTTGTTATTGAGTCAAAGATTGACATGAAGAAACGGGGCGTCGCTTCCCCTGACCGTGCTGAAGCAATACTCTTAGCACTCTATGAAAACCGTTCAGTCATTCAAAGCATCGCGCCAATATCTATTGGACAGTCAAATCAATGGGGAACATTATGAGTCGCTCTGATTGGGATTTAGATTTACGCTTCGGGCAAGCGGGCGAGGTTATAGTTAATTCACTATTAACCGCACCGATTGAAACAGTCGAAGTCAAACGCGATAGGCGCTGGAAAGAAACAGGAAATCTTTACATTGAAACCGAGTGCTGGTCAGATGTCCTTGCTTGCTGGTACGCATCGGGTATCAGTACAACTAAAGCAAGCCATTGGTCATTCATCCTTGAAGATTCCGTGCTGACAGTACCTACCGAAAGAGTGAGTAAAGCGGTAGCGTTTTACGGAGTAAGGCGTGAGATGAACCGCCCTGAGTATTCAACCAAGGGATTCACAATCACAGTTGCAGATTTATTGAAAGTCACTTCTCTTCATCCTTAAAGTGCCAGTCAATCTCAATCCATTTGGAATCGTAATAAGCCTTAACAGAAAATCCAAGAGCGATAAGGCTTATTACAAGAGCCAACTTATCCATTAGGAAGTTCAGTCTTATCAAGCAAGAAAGTTTCTCTCTTACTGACAAAGCCACCTTCGGCATCTAACTTATCTTTAGCCTGTGGTTCATTATCGGCAAAGACATGAACAATCATTTCAACCTTATATGAGAATAGTTCCTTCTTTGCTGGCTTTGTTTCTTTTGCCATTACTTGCTCCTAACTCGAGAGAACCTGAGTCTCCCACGCTTTCGGTAAATAAACCAGTTACGCATTAGCCAAGACATTCTCGGGCTGGATGTCGTAAACAGATTCATAGAGCAGTTGCCCATCTTCCCAATCTGTCCAGTCACCATCGCTTCGAATCGTAATGTCGTCGCCAAAGATTTTCTTAGCAAGGATGAGCGAGGCAGTAACGGCTGTGTCGTATGGTCGCTGACCAGTCTTGCAGAAGTCATCTTCCTGACTATTAAGGTCAATGGCAAAAGTCTCATAGGCACCGTTGCCGACACCGTTGAAACTGAGATAATCCGCTTCGTAAACTTCTTCACCGATAGCAATTCCCGCTTCATCGGCTGTCGCAGTTATCTGCTTAACGCCTTCAACGAACTCAGCGAACTTTTCAGCCGATGGTTGTTGATTGAACTTCCAGTAATGTGTGTACCCCATTTTATGCGACCTCTTTCTCTAGGCATCGGTTTCTCCACCAAGCACCCTCAAGAGTTTTTGCTGGAGTTAGAACATTGATAAATGATTCAGGTGCCTCGTAGTAACAAGGACCCTCTGATTCTCCTAAGACCTTTACAGCCACGGAGCCATTCTTGCGACGAGTTAGAAAGACAGTCGCAAAGATTGAGTTATCTTCAAGTTTCTTTAGGGCTACATAAAAAGCCTTTTGCCCATATTGATTCTTACCCTCGAAGATTTTGACTGGCTCGTAAACACCATCATAGGTGGTTTTGAGATACCAGTTAATAAATTTCTTAGTGGTGATATTGCTACCAACCTGAGTTACATCCCACCCCATTAGTTGCTCACCCCAATTCCGTAACCTTCTCTAACAGCCTGTTGAACGCCTCTCTTGATTTCGCCAACAGCCCATTCGAAGTTTTCTACATGAGCGATGTTTTCTACATGAACACCAGTTGCCTTTGTGCCGTAGTAGATTTCGTAGATGCCGTAGCCCTCTACTTTGTAAAGGCGATACTGACCAATCTTCTTAATTGCTTTCTGAGCCATTTTGTTCTCCTCTCTAAGAACAACCCCAGTATATCACAACTGGGGTTAATAAACTAGCAAGTCTGACTTTGACCCTTTGGTTTTCCGTCCCATAGGAAAGCGCTGGAGAAGGAGTTCAAACTGACTCCATAACCTGAAAAGGATGGCTGAATCTTCTTGCGCTGGATTGGATGGGTCTTGGTTATGTACTCGTTAGGGACATCCCAGTTGCGAACCTGATACTCAGGAGAATCAACAGGCACCACATTTTGATGCGCCCAACCAGTTACCTCAACGACCTTCTTGCCAATCTCTTGAATCCACACAGAGAAGTCGCTGACTTTGACCACCTTGAAAAACTCAATGTTGGTTTGGTCGTAACCCCATGATGAGTAGAGAATGTCCCCGACTTTTGGCTTTACCCAAAGCCCGTTTTCAACAGGCTTGTCGTTAATAGCCACGACTGTTGCGATGTTATCTGACATTATTTAGCCACCTCTTCCTTGATAAAGATTGCTTGAATTCTGTATTGCTTGCCACCAAAGACCGCTTGGATACTTGCAAAATCTTCAGCCTGTTGCTTGCTTTCAAATTGATACTTTTGCTTCTGACCTCTGAACTCGACCTCGTAGACTTTCTTCATTCTGTCCTCCTCTCGGACACACTAAGTATAACACAACGGGGGTTAGAAATCATCCCAAAACACAAAGAATTTTGTACGCACAATGTACGCACAATTCGAACAAATGTTCGCCTGATACCCTTAGCCCATGTCTCTTACTCCAGCAGTCTCCGCACTCTTGAAGGCTTCATGCCCAACTGCGACTCAGGATGTAAGAGCCAACCTTGAGAACCGCGCTAAGGCGATTAGAGACGCTCAATACGGTCCTCTCAACCCTGAAGAGCCAAACGAGTCTTACTGGTCTGAAATCGCCTCTGAATGGGGTGTAAGCCCTGAAGAAGCCAAGAAGCAAAGATGTGGCAACTGTGCGGCGTTTATCCAAACCTCAGCAATGCTCCAATGTATCGAGGGTGGATTAGCCCAAGGCGATACCCGTCAAACCGCTTGGGATGTCACCGAGGCTGGAGAGTTGGGATATTGCGAGGCTTTTGATTTTAAGTGTGCGAGCGCTCGCACTTGTCGGGCTTGGATTGTCGGTGGTCCAGTCAATGATTCAAATGCAGGGCGACTCAAGTAATGCCAAAGAAGAAACCGACGGCTTTTAATCCAATTCAAATTAAAGATGGCTGGATTGTTCGACTTTACAAGGATGGACGAATTAAACAGCGGATTGAAAAATATCCGCCTGAGAAAAAGAAATGACCGCAATGGTTCAAACGCCTATCGAAGTTTTTGAAAGTTGCGATAGATGCGGAGCAAGAGCAAAGGTCGGAGCAACCTTTCTAAACGGCGAACTATACTTTTGTGGACATCATGCCAAGACTTTAGAACCGCACTTATTAGCGAAGGCGATAACTATTTATGACCCCGAACGATATATGGAAAAACGAGAATCACTCGGCTGATTGTTACCGAGTGATTCCCGTTCCTAATCCAACTTACTTTGAGTCCCGAGTAATCTGCGTCTGCGGATTACAGGGCTTCGATAATCGTAGTAACTACCGAACTAATAACAATCAGGATAAAACTACCGAGTAAGGTAACGCCCCATAAATAGCGTAGTTCAGGGAACTTTGCTGGCGGACGCTTCATCTTAATTGTTGGCTTATTTACAATCTGACTGAACTTTTGGTCAATCATCTCTTGTTGTTCTTTCATAGTTTCCTCTCTTGTTGTAAGGATATACAACTGGGGTTAGGATACTACTTTTTACTAGAGGGCGCAACTTTCCGCTTTGGCTGGTTGAAATAAATAAATGGGGCGGATGTGTAGGCGTCATTGTCCGCGCTTATCTTGAGTGCCTTGGCTAGAGAGGCTCCAGCCGATAGCGCACCGATTCCATAACTAGAACCTGAGCCAACACCGTAAAAACCCTTTGAGTCCAAACATACAGAAAAATCATCGGCTATCTCGAATATCTCGCCACCGATAGCAACAAGAAAAGCAAACTTAGATTCGTCGTCCTCTGTATCCCATTTATATTCGTTCTCTTTGAAACAGGCTTTTAAGGACGGAACAACCTTAGCAATCATAAAATGATAAAGGTCATTCCAGTCTTTATTTGTTGGAGTTGGCGGAACCCATATATGTTGAGCAATATCGCAAGGCGCACATTCTCCAGCACCCGCAATTATGTAATCGCCCTTTTGACTTATCTTCACCATCTGAGGATGGTTAGCAGTTCGACCATTGCCAGCGGTCACTTGTGAATCGGCACCTAGAGAAACTTTATCGGGATGTTGGATGGCGAGGATTGTTGTCATTATGCCCCGCTTAGTTTAACTCTGCGCTTTTGGTCAATCTCATCTTGAACATCCCCGAAAGTTCGACCAGCCAACTTTTTATTGAAATGGCGGATGTTGTTGGCAGGTATGCCGATTTTGTTACTAGGTAAAGTAATCGCTAATAAATCGCTGGCATCTTGGCTCATATAACCCGCATCCAATATCGCGGCATCATCGGGAAAGACTTCAGCATGGCGGTCAGTCTCTTTATTGATGAGATGGTCTTGCTTACCTCCAAGGCTGTATAGATAGCGGAAGTTAGCAGGGCAATCAGGTTCAACGACTTTCTTAAATAAAGCCACTTCCTTTGTGTAACAGTAGAAAGTTACATCGGGAGTTGCTCGAGCAATCTTCAACCACAAGTTGAGATAATCCTCTGAAAAGAAATCTCCAGCATCATGAATACGAATGTGCTTGCCAATCATCTTTGGCTTTTGTACCTCAGCCAACATCTGCTCAAACCATTGCTCAGGATAGTTCAAGACATATTCAAGATTTAAGATATGGCGCGAGCGCACATTGCGAAACAGGTAAGTCCCATTTCGAGCGTAACAAAAACTAGAACACGCACCCGCTTGCGGACACACATTGAAATTAGTGCCATCGGTTAATTTGATAGCGAAAGCAGGAAGAGTCCAATTAAAGATTCCGTCGGGCTTTAATTCGCTGTTTTGTGTCAGCAGTTTTTTTGGTGGATTCATGGCACCAATCGTAACGGTTAGGGTTTTACAACCTCGGTTTGAACCGCCATGAGTCCGAGCGCAACTGTCGCCCATAGGTCAGGGGTTTCTGTATCAGGCTGGTAGCCACCTGCTCCACCTAGCAAAATCGGATGGTCGAAGTATTGCTCTCTAATCATCCTCATGGATTGGAAGTAACCCTCTTTGGTGTACTCAAGGGAAGAGAGCGGGTCATTCTTCAAGCCGTCAGCACCACAGGCAACAAAAATCATTGTGGGCTTAAATTCATCGCAAGCCTGAAGAAATGCTTCAGTAGCAGATAGCAAGGCTTCATCACCTGACTTGGATGCTAGAGGGAAATTATAGGCGAGATTTTTCCAATCGCTAAGTAAACCTGTGCCTGGGAAAATCCCATACTCATGAACTGAAAAGGTCATAACATTTTTGTTTCTACGCAATAACATCTCAGTACCGTCACCATGGTGAGCATCGCAATCGAAGATAGCAACGCGCTGTTCATAATCTTGAGTTGCCTTGGTAGCGGCGATAGCAAAATCATTGAAGATACAGAAACCGCTAGATATGTCACGCATTGCATGATGCTTGGCTCCAGCAAAATGAACAGCCAATCTAGTTTTGTAATCAATCAATGTATCAAGGGCAGTCAAAGTACCGCCAGCGAATAACTTGGCTAACTCACCTAAGTCGTGGCGTTGTCCATCCCATTCCGTTGATTCACCTCGAACAGTTACATCGTAGACATACTCCATGTCATGAACTAAATGAAGGTCATCGGTGTGTGGCATCTCGGGTTCAATCTCATACACATTCAAACGGCGGTCTTGCGCTCGCAGTAGTAATTGATTACGGGCATGGAGAAAGCGTCGCCCTTGAGTTGGATGCGTCGGGTCGAAAACCCAATTCGCATACTCGGGCGAATGAACCAAAATAGCGTGTTCCATTTTTATCTCTCTCTCTTTATTAACCCCGATTATACCTTTTTAGGTTGAATAACTCCAGCCTCTAACAAAGCCTCGGCGGTTCTACCATAACTACCTTGAAGGCTCCAAGCCAATCCAGTATCAACAAGATATTGAAATAACTCGATTACCTGTTCTTCAGTTATCTCACCAGTTTCGAATTCAATGATTCGAGTTGTGAGGTCAAACTTTCCATCTGCGTTTAATGTTGCCTGACTCATGCGTTCACCTCAATTCTTTGGAATCCAAGGTCAGCACATAGATAAGCGCGACCATCAATCTCAACCTCATCGCCTACTGAAAGGGATGTGTGAGTTCTAGTTGGAGACAACTTTGATTCGATTGTTTCCCATAGATTGATTTCTGCGAGTGAAGCGCCAAAGTCTGCGAGTTCACCTTGAAGGTTAGTCACCTTGTAAATTGCCTCGCAGATTCTAAAGTCATCGCTGACCTGCTTTGGCAGTTCTAATTCAACGCTACTAATAAAGCGTCCGCGTTCAGGCTTGTCGCCAAACGCTTTCCAAGTTATTTTGATTTTTGTCATTATGCGTTTACCTTCTCTCCGAATTGAACATTTCTGAAACAAGATGCTTTGTAAGCAATCTCGCCGACCTGCTCGCAGTAGACATTCTCTAAAGTGCCTTTGTCAGATACAACGCCCTTACGGACAAACTGACGGCTTACTGTCCATGTATCGTTCCAACCTAAAGTGATTGAAACCCTGTATCCATTTGATACTGGTAATTGAACCTCAACAGTCTCGCCTTGGTTATTTACAATAACGCCGACTCGACCACCTGAGATAGCAAAAACATTCATGCGACCAATTTGGTTAATCAACTCGTCCTCGTTAAATGGACGACCTTCTTGCTTTGTCATTTTGTCTCCTCTCTAAGACAATCTGAGTATAAC